AGAAGTTTTTTCATCTTCTGAGCGGTTACATTGAGCGGTGTCTGATCGATCAAATCGGTGATAATTGCTTGACGCATATTCGAGAGAGCGACCTGGTTGATATCCCATACCTTCCCGCTCAATTTTATCCCATCGACGGTTGTCTCTGCTGCGTCTGTGAGTCGTCTTGAAAGCTCAATGAACTCTTCTGAGCGCATATCGAATACCACTTTCGTTGCATAGATCTCCGCGGTATCAAGCGTTTTACTCAAACCGAGATTGACAGAAGAGGTCACGTCCTGCTGTACAGTCCGGGATACACTCGCCGAAAGTTCTTTGACAGTTTGCTCGACTCCGAACAACGTCTCTTGCAGCGTCTTTCCCTTAGAAGTCAGAACGATATTTGCTGTTCTGTTCCCGGCGACGATGTATTGTCTGTTTAGTCGAGTAACGGAAGCGAGCAGCATTCGTTGCTGCTCTTTTCTTCCAAGTGACATTATCTGTTTGATTTCGGGTTCGATCATATCGCCAACTTTTCTTGTCGCGTGAAATGATATATGCGGTCTGTCATTGCCTTGTGGTAGTCTGCGTCAATCTCAAATCCCATGTATTCGAAGCCCATATCGATACAAGCTATGATTGAGCTACCGCTACCTACGTGGGTATCAAGTATCTTGTCGCCTTCTTTGGCGTAGTTCTTGAGGAGCCATTTGTATAGGTCTATGGGCTTTTGGGTGGGATGTATGCGGTGTTCTTTGTTCTTCATATTCTCTTGCAACATACCATGCCACTTGTATTTGAATAATCTTACTGCTGTCTCAAAGGATGTCCACGCCAGCTCACAATCAGCAAAATCATTCTTGCCGTTGTCCTTATCCCAAACCACCACACAGCTTGTCGGTGGCAAATCAAAATGATTGCCCCCCCATATGATGCGGTTTACCGATACCCTATCTATCTCTTGGAAATACGTTTTATTGGGTACGGCGGTATCATTAAACGTGTGGTATTTTTTAGACTCTGCCAAACAAGAGCGGGTATGATTATTACCACCACCCTGCCCAATCCCATACGGCGGGTCTACTATCGCAAGCTCAAAGTACTTGTCGGGAATATCGGCCATGCCAGCCATGCAGTCCATTAAATATACTTTATTCAGAGTCAGCATTTGCATCCTCTTCGCCGTGATCGTCGTCTTCATTCTCTGGGTCATCTCTGCTCACTATTTCATCTGCTTCGTCTTCCATTTCCTCGAGCAGCAGCTCTTGTTCAACGTCATAATCCCTGCCGAGTTCCGCGCTTGCTGTATGACCACTCGCCCACCCCTGGTTGTTTTGGAGTATCAGAGCTTGAGTTTCTTTCACTACGTCTCGAACGGCAATGTCGGGATATGTGATCATGCAGTCTGTTGACATTTCTCTGGTGATCTCGACTTCGGTGATAACGTCTTCGTCATTCACTACGGGAACTGTCGCGATCTCATAGTCTGGTATTTCTCGATGATCGATCCCCGTCAGAATCACTTTCTCGTATATTTCTTGAAAGAACATCGAGAAGATATCTTGCCAGTCTTCGAACTCCATGACCGCAGGACCCTCAGAAACCATCGTCGAAGCATAGTTCGCGTTCGAAGCGTCACTCGTAACCATGAATTCAGGTAGACCGACTCCCGCTGCAATCGCCAGAAGCACCGCTCTACCGTCATGATGAACGTCTGCTGCGTCGAGCTTCGGGCTTTTGAAATCATAGTCAACTCCCTGATTCGTTGTGATAACAGAAACGCCCTCTGGTGCTTTCGTATACTTTGAATCGTCGGGTGCCGAGCTGTTCGCGGTGTTCTGATCTGATACGATGTTCGCTGCTTGTACTTTCGAGCCTGTCACTTTCTTGACGAGTGCGACAGTCGATCTCAGCTGAGAAAGTTTCATTCGTGTGTTCAGCCATTTGTAGTACATCGAGAGAAAAGGCATAATCACTTCGAGCAGAGATCGTCCGCGCAGAACGTCTGAATCGACGAGAATTTTAAGATGCAGAACTTCCTCTGCTGGAATGAGAGTGCTTCTGTACCAGTACCCCGTCACGTCTTCTATGTCTTCCGGGTTCGTCTCGATACCGTTCATGGAGTTCTTGACAGGTTGATCTCTTGGGTTTCTTATGTCTTTGGCATTCATGAAGCGAATGACAGGATCAACTCCGTCGATGAAAAAACGCACAAAGACTTCCCCGTCTCTCATTGCTCGACGCACAATTTCCTTCGCTCGTTTGAACATTTTGTTCCGTTTCCAGAAGTTGTCCCAATACGCGATCAGCTGCTCGTCTTCACTACCGGGATCGATCTTGAACCCGCGCCCTGCGATGTACTTTTCGAACAGTCGAATGATGTTTCTCGCGTGAGGATTCTTTACATACAAGCGTTGAGCAGATTCTCTCATCTCGTCTTGATCGGTTACGTCGAGCTTTCGAGCATCGCTGCCACCGATGAGCGACCACGCATCTTCGTCCCGATCCCTGAGTGCGTCTTTTGTCGTCGCTTCTGTTATCGCATATACCTTTTGCAATGTTTCGAGTTCGATCTTCTTTCTTAGAGTACGGACTTTAAAACCTTCAAACATATTTCACCTAACCCGTTTTAACTTCGGTTTTATCCCAACAAAACCCCAACCATTGTCGCCAGATCTGCAAATATCTTTCACCTTTGCGAGTATAAGACGACCAGTGTATTCGAGGAATTAGGTGTGTAATGAACCACTTCATATTCACTCCTTTGATTTTGGTTTGGGTTTCCCGGCTTTGCGGAATGCGATAGAAATTGCTTGTTTTGGTTTATAGCCAGTGCGGACGAGTTCTGAAATATTCCGGTTGATTACGTCCGTGGAAGTTCCTGTCTTTAGGGGCATAATCCCTCCCAGTTTCTTTCATATATCCTATTATCCTATATATTAACGCCGTTTTCAACATCTTTCTCAGAAAAGAACTGATCGCGTGATTCTGGTAAAACGTATATAGCGTATACAAATGAGTCACCTTTATCCGGGGAGCGTTGTAATCTCTTCTTGAAATCGTCCTTTGCTTCTGCTCTGAGTCTCCCGTCACTGTGTATCTTATACTGCATTCCGGTGAGATCTTCGATCAGTTCGGGATCGTCGGGAATGCTGATCACGTTGCCTTCTTCATACTGTCTCTCGAACAGATCTCGCGCAGTCATCCACATTTCGGCTCTCTGGTTGAAATACTTCTCGACCTCGAACGCTTTCTCTGAACTCACTATGCCGTAACACGGTTGACCCAACTCTGCGAGTCTGTCGAATACCCCGGCGCCTACACCTATCGCGTCCACCTGGACGATCTCGTTATTCGGTATCAAAGCTCGAACGATCCCCGTGGTTTCCATCGTGTTCTTTTTTCCCCAGACGGTTTGCAGTACAACGACTTTGTTTTTGTACTGAGTGAGGACTGTCTGATCGTCGCCCATTCGCGCGACGTCAAGCCCCCAGATTGCCGGTTGAATGTATCCATCGGGTGTAACTTCTGCGTTGATCGCGCTCTCGACCCATTTCAGCGGGATAATGTTGTTGGTCCCGAACGTGCTGAACTCGCCGAGTACCTTCGTTTCCCACATGAACTTATTCGTCTCGTACCACTCGTCGTATCGATCTCTGATCCACTCTTCCGAAGCGATCTGAACAGTGTTGCCACGCTTCAACGGCCACTCTGTACCCTCGTGAGGCTTGCCGTATTCATAGAGCTTTGGATTGACTTCTTTTCTGAACTCCGGGAAATTCGCGATATCGACAAGGGGAGAATCGAACGCCGAGAGGCGTATCTGCTTCCACTGTGACCGCTGTTCTGAATGATGCTTCCTGAAATTACTCTGCTGATCTGCTCCGTCTGTCGTGCTGAGTTCGAGCACACAACAGAATCCACCCGTAAGAGATCCCTCGATTGAGTCCTGCAGCCAAGGAGCGACACCCTTTGCTTCGTCTACCACCCACAGAATAAACGGCGCGTGTTGCCCTTCCATGCGGTCTGCGCGGTCTGTCGAGAACCCAAACATGAACCATTCCGGAGCGATCTTCACCGACATTTGAGTCTGCTGGCCATAGATCCGCTTGCCAACTCGCTGATATATTCCCCCGATTTCTTTCCAGAGCAGCTTCTCGACGAGCTTGTTCGTGGGTGCTGTAGTAATGACTATCGAGTTAGGGAAGAGGTTGAGAAAGGTTACTGCGATATTCGCTGCGGTAAATGTCTTTGATATTCCGTGACAGGCTCGAACTGATACTCGCTGGTACTTCCAAACGTAGTCGATGATCATTCGCATTCCAGACCACAGATACGCGCCGAGCTGCTCTTCGATGAAAGCTTCGGGCTTTAGAACATAGTCAATCGTCGGGTTACTCATCTTTTTCTTGATCTTTCCTGAACTGCTTCATTGTCTCTGCGACGATATCGATATATGGTTTATTCGCGGCAACGTCCCTTGCTGTCACGTCCACGTCAATCTTGATCTTTGATTCTGCGTCTATGCCGTGAATGTCTTTGAGGTCGTGAGCAGCTTTCAATCTGACATTCCAGTCTTCGACAGTGATTGCTTTATCACCACGAATAATGATCCTGTTCGCCCCAAGTGCTCCAGCTATTACTTGCGAGACCCGTTCTTCCCCGAGTCCGAGTTGAGAGAAGACTTCGCTCCAAGTGCCGATCTTCTTTATGATCAGCTGCTTGATTTTGTATCCCTCTTTCGCGGCGTTCATTTTTGACATTTTCGTCTTCGGTGTGTACGCCTTATAACACTGGTCAAGACGTTTCCCGTCTACAAAAAGAGCGTGCATAAATTTGAACTCTTTGACCGTAAGTTTTTTCGGTTCTTTCATAACCACTCCAAGAAAAGTCCGCTGCCAGTTAAGCGGACTCTGTTTATTTAAGCTGTCTTTTCAAAATCTTTGTTTACTTTTCCCTTTGTAAGGAGATAGAAGATCGGCGTATCTACTGCAGCAATACAGATCTTGAGAAGATATTGCGACAACATCATCCATGCAAGGTTCGGCACACTACCAGCGAACGCGATCGATATATAAATAGCGGTATCGAGAGCTTGAGAAGTCATCGTCGAGGCGTTGTTGCGAATCCACTTATGCTTGCCATTAGTTTTCTTTCCCATGAAGTCGAAGAACCACACGTCCCACGTCTGAGAAACTCCATACGCCACCATCGATGCCAACACGAACTTGAGGTTAGTCCCGAGCAGAGTATTGTATGCTTCGTCAACGTTTTCCGCGAACGATGCTGCTGGCAACCACTTTGTGAAAAGAATCATTAGCGCAGCAAACACCGTACAGATAAACCCTATGAGAACCACTTTGTTTGCAGTCTTTTTTCCATAGAGCTCGCTGATCAGATCGGTCATCAAGAAGGTCACTGCGTATAAAAGAAACGCGCCGGGAACGATGAACCCAAAAATATTGAGCACCTTTCCAGCAACGACATTGGAAACTACCAACGCAGTAACGAAGATTGCAATTATGATCTGCTGTTTAAGTTTCATATAAACTCCTGTTTATTTATTTCTCGTAACTGGCAACGAGATATTCACTAAAATTTCTCAAGGTATTCCGCATACAACAACCATTGCATGAAATTGTGTTTCGCTACCTCGTACGCCTTGAGCATCATTCCTTCTGGTGGTTTGGATTTTTTCATCCCTGTTCCGGTGAAATGGTACATATATCCACCGATGTTTCCGTGAACCCACGCTGTCGAGTCTACACTATCGAATCTATATTCCTTAATGTTCTGCTTCGTAAATCCAAGCCCGTGTATCTTACAGCCGTTTTTGTGCGAAATCTGTATCAGTTTTTTTAATGCGGGGTAATCTATCGGCCGGATCTCCCTCGATACTATCCCGCCAATCGCTATGTATTTATAATCCTCTACCATTCGGTGAAAGTAATCCATTCCCCTCGAAACGTGCCACACCGGAATGCTCTGTCTCCCTGTTGCCTGTTCTATGGTGTCTCTGTATTCCTCGACCTTTTCCAATCCGGTCACAACGTCGATATCGAGTTCGTAGAATAACTTGATTTTGTATTTCTTAATTACCTTGATATATCTCTGCACGTACTCTTTCCAGTCCGGTGACTCCGCGCTATTCTCCATGAAGGTATAAGCCCCGGAATCCAACATGAAACCTTTGTAATAAGGAACCGCGTCATATTGCCATTCTTTCGCATAAAAGAACGATTCCAAAGAATAGACTCTACGGAAAAACTCCATATCGTTTTCAATGTCGTTTTTCAACCAGTTCTTCCGATATCCGTTATTATCTGCTAAACGCATTTTCACGGGGTGTTTCCTAAGCCTATTATCTGACATCGTTTGAGCGAGATAAAGTTTCATGATTTCTACATATCCGTCTTTCGGCCATGACTTGAGACTGGCGAGATATATTTTCACTCAAACACATATCCACACTTCGGGCATACCGTGTGCTTCTCTGCCTTTTCCTTTGTCCCGTGTTTGAAGAAGTCGTCGATATTCACTTCTATATCTTTTAGGTCAATAGCAGAACCCATGATCTGAGTCATATCCTCGACCTTCATCGGTGTGAGAAACTCGTCAATACCTTGCTGCGTGAATTCTCCGAACTGGCTGAGGTAGCTCGTCATGCGTTGCTTTGCTTCCGCGAGGTCTTTCGCCTTGATGAATACGGCTTTCAGTTCGGGTAGTTGATACCCCTCTTCTTTCATCCGTTTCAAAGCGTCGAGTCGTTGCACCCCGTCCAGTAGTCGCAAGCGTGTTTTTGTTTTTGTTTTGCTTTTCCAGACATAGAAAACAGAGTCGAAGCCGTTTTTTATTATGTTGGTTTTAAGTTTCTGATACCCTGTATCCGTTAGAACTTTCAGGTTCCCTTGTATGTTCTCGAGCTGTTCGAGCTCAACTGTTCCGAATCCCACGATGGTGTTTTTGATTTGTGCCATGTTACCTCTTCTTGTCTAAGTGGTGATAGAAATATAGCCTACTCAAAACGGCATTGCAACTTCTTTGATGCTCGTTATCTCCCGGTAGCACTTCTGGAAATCCTCGACTGTCTTCGGTCTTCTGCCAAGATGATTATATATCAATTCGAGAATCGCAAGTTCAAGAGGGTAGTCCACGGTGTTTTTCCAGAGAGATTGCTGTCTGTCTACGAGATCCAGAATATCAACCATCTTCGGTTCATGTAGAAAAGGAACGTCTTCCACCGCCAGCGGTATTGTCCAGTATTGCGAAGCGTGAAGCTGTCGATATTTCCCCGGTGCAGCATAATAGTATTTCTCATAATCGAGATACCATTGCTTCGCTTTTATTCCGGTGTGCATGACGAACCCCGCAGGGTCGAACATCGCGGTCGAAGCGTAGACAATGTGATTCGGATCGGTCTTGCAATAGTTGATCATTCGCTGCGTCATTCTGTTGTCCATGAACGGAGCATCGCCACAGATATCGAGAATGAAATCAAGCTCGTTCTCGTTGATACATTGCATATGTCGCTCGATCAGAATATCCGGATGTCCTCTGGTCAAGCTCACTCCGTAATCTGAGGCGATCTCTTCGAGCGGATCGTCTGACTTTAGATAGGACGTGCAAACGATTATGTCGTCGAGCTGGTCAAGCTCCTGCAGCTGCTCGATGAGGTGCGCGAGTATCGGTATCCCCGCGATCTTTGCTATTACCTTGCCAGGGTATCTCTCGCTGTCGTACCGTGCCGTGATCATTGCTCCAAGTTTCATGTTTTCTCCTTTTCTTCGATTGCTATTTGTATCTGACAACCCATCCCGTGAGATATAGCCAGACCGCAGCCGCCCGATGTGATTTCCTTATACCAATCTATCTCATCGCACAGACTTTCTATTGCTTTCGCTGCGTCATAATCCACCTTCCCGACTCTGAAATCTTCCCTTATTTCCAATATCTCTTGATCTTTCATGTTTTTATTCCTTTCCTTTTTATTCTGACTTGTTCTTCCTCGTCTGATATCTCCACTAAAGTTGCTGCGTATTTTCTAAGCCCTGATATGAATCGTAGTGTCTCAAGATGCTTCTCGAACCCCTCGCGCTGATATATAGGAACGATCAATCTTCGTGTGATCATAATACAACGCCCCAATACTTCAAATCTTTTCTGTTTGAAACCCCTGCCAAGTTCAGCCTCTTGACTGATTCCTCGAGTGGCCAGTTATGGAAGGTTGCCAGATCTGTAGCGAGTTGCTCTGCGTCCTTGCACATATTCACGGCCTTGACCATCGGCATTTGCCAAGATCTGAGCAGCTCATAGAGCGGTGTTCTGAGTCGGTGTTTCATTAGTTTACTCCGTTGTGAACGAACAGTGTGAACATGATAAAAAAGAACGGTGTTTTCTTGGCATACTTTCTGTTTACTTCTTCGCATGATTCCGCAATAGTTTTCATGCGTGAGAAAAACTCTGTCCAGTCTTCTTTCGATCCCGG